GGACTTCAACGCGCTCATGATGGCCGTGGTCACGCTAGTGGAGCAGACAGGCATGGAGTTCAGCCTCGCCATCGTGGATACGCTCGCCAGAGCCTTTGGCGGCGGCAACGAGAACAGCTCAGAAGACATGGGTGCATTCATCACGGCCATGGGCAAGGTGCAGGAATTCCTCAACTGCGCCTTGATGGTGCTGCACCACAGCGGCAAAGACGCCGCCAAAGGACTGCGCGGTCATTCCTCATTGCTTGGCGCGGTGGATACAGAGCTGGAGTTGCTGCGCTTTAATGAGCAGCTCAAAGGCGTGATCACCATCAGCAAGCAAAAGGATGGCGCCGACAACGAGCGATTTGGCTTTGAGATGGTGGAGGTAGAGATCAGGCCAGCGGGACTTGGCTTGAGCGATCCAATCGTCAGCTTGGCGGTGCAAGCGTCAGATTCAGCCAAAACAGATCACGCAAAGATGACCGAAAAAAAGCCGCCAGCGAACAAAGATAAAGGCAGATGGCAACCATATGAGCTGCCATCACTATATAGGGCAATTAAGAACAAAGGTTTCAATGAGGTCATTGATGGGGTGAGCTTAAAGGTGGTCAAAATTGACGATTGGAAAGAGGAATTGGTACTCCAAGCCAGTGCATATGACGCCACAAAACCGCAGATAAATAGCGCAATTTACACCGCCAACAAGAGGCTTAAAGCAGGCAATTCTGGTGGTCACTTAGGCGAAGTGGCATGGCTAAACCAAGATGTCATGACGAAAATGGCAAGTGAGGCGGCATATAAATTTAACAACTAACAATCAGAAGCGATCAGAAGCGATCAGAAATCAGACGCTTCTGACCATCAGAAATCAGAATCGGAAACGAGAGTCTAGAAGACTCGTAGTTTCTGATTGTTCTGACAGACGCTTCTGTTAATTTTGACAAGGAAATTAGAAATGGCAACCAAAGCAAAAAAGAACTCGCATCCAGTGGTGGAGCATCCAAGTCCAAAGGCAGATCCTTGGACGATTCACGTTCAATCAAAACTGGTGGAGTTGGAGTTGGTCAAGACGGCATCAGACAGGAAATGGGGAGAAAATCGACTGACTACTTTAGTAAACAGTGAGCTGAGAGAGAAATTTTGGATTCAGAACAGCAGATTGCATCAGGCGATGGAGTCCAAAGATTGGGCGAAGTTCGATTTCAGCGTGGCGGGAATGATCAGGGCGTATGGCGTACTGGATCAATGGGCAACCGAAGAGGGACTGGAGCCAGCGTCATCCATACCGAGGATTGAGTGGGAGATGCAGAATGGTCAGACCATGGTGATCGTCAGAACAGTCAATGAGGCAGTAGCGATTCAGACTCAGCGTCAAGACTTAGCGAATCACCACATTTGGTCAATGCAGGAATTAGAAGCATTGCTGGCTGATGAACGTATGCAGGCAGTGATCAAGATCAAGGCGCTTGTGCCAACAGCACAGCTCACCAGCTTCAAGCCAACATCAGAGTTCAAGCCTGGCGGTGCAACAGGCTTTGATGACTTTGAAAACGATCTGACATTCAGCGACAATGACAAGATGGAATACAAATTTAATTCCGCACAGGCAGAAAGGTTCAAGAATGGCTCAATTTAAGCTCATAGCGGCACTTATCCGCGAAAAGGTACTGGACATCGTCCAGCGCGTTAAAACAGTTTTAAAGGGGTTCTAAGCATGGCAGGACGGCCAAAGTTTCGCAAAGACATGGAATTGCTGGAGGAGTTGCCAGATGACATGATCGTGTCGATGTTTGAGGCAGGCAAGTCGCAGACCATGATTTGCTACGAGCTTGGTATTGGGCGCAGGGCGCTCGAACAATGGATCGAAGATGCCGATCCCACTATAATTGCGCGTGCGCGCGCGAAAGCCGCCGATAAGCTCGCGGTGGAGACAATGACCATTGCAGACAGCATGGCTGACAGCAATCCGCAGCGCGATGTCCAGCGCATCCGCACGCGCCAGTGGCTGGCCGAGCGATGGGATCAGAAGACTTATGGGCTACAAAAGGCGCAGCAGATCAACATCAACGTGCAAGACCTACGCATGGCCGCGTTGCGCCACGTTGAGGTGATCGATGACTTATCCACAGAAAAAAGCGCATGATGCACACATTGCCCTGTGGACAACTGCAAACTGCCTGCTTATTGAGCAAAACAGACGGAGTTATCCACAGTTTGGTTAACATAATAGTGATTGTATTAAACCGATTATGTAAGGCTCATGTAAGAAAGCATATGAATCAATGACTTACAGAACAATCGACCTGTGGATAACTTTGCAGCCGTTTACTGGCAGCCAGGCGTTGGCAGCGGCCTGCGCGATGACCCCCCCTTTGCTCGCGGCGGCGGGGGCGGCAGCAGTTGCACCTAAACATATATCGCCATGAGCAACCCCACCCCCCTACCCCCCACCGCGCAAAAGCGCCCCCCGAAAAAAAATTCCAATGATTTGGTGGCGAACAACCCTTTTGTCGAATTCGTCAAGCTCTACAAGAACAACCCTGTCCTCTTTGTCAAGGAGGTGCTGAACACCGAGCCTGATGCGTGGCAAGTGGAGTTCCTAAACCACATCGCCGCCGGCAACCGCCGCATCTCTGTCAGGTCAGGGCATGGCGTGGGCAAATCGACAGCGTCAGCCTGGGCGATGATTTGGTTTCTCTTCCTGCGCTTCCCTGTCAAGGTGGTGGTCACCGCGCCGACATCCAGCCAGCTCTATGACGCCTTATTTGCCGAGGTCAAGCGTTGGGTCAAGGTGTTGCCTCCCATGCTAGCTGACCAGTTGGAGGTGAAGCAGGACCGCATTGAGGTGAAAGACGCCAACGAAGAGGCGTTCATCTCTGCTAGGACAAGCCGCGCCGAGCAGCCCGAGGCGTTACAGGGTGTCCACAGCGATAACGTGATGCTGGTGGCTGACGAGGCGTCCGGCGTGCCTGAGAAAGTATTTGAGGCGGCATCTGGTTCTATGTCGGGTCACAACGCCGTGACGCTGTTGCTGGGCAACCCTGTACGTTCCAGCGGTTTCTTCTTTGATACGCATAATCGATTGGCGGGTGACTGGGTGACTATGCGCGTGTCCTGCGCCGACTCGCCGCGGGTATCTGAGGCGTATATCGAAGAGATGAAAGCGCGGTATGGCGAGGAATCCAACGCCTACCGAATCCGCGTCTTGGGTGAATTCCCCAGAAGTGATGAAGATACTGTGATCCCCATGGAGCTGCTGGACTTGGCGATGAATCGGGATGTTGAGGCGAGTCCTTATGCGCCATTGGTGTGGGGATTGGACGTTGCTCGGTTTGGCTCGGACCGGTCGGCGCTGTGCAAGCGGCGCGGCAACGCGGTGATTGAGCCTATCAAGACTTGGAAAAATTTGGACTTGATGCAGTTGACTGGTGCGGTGGTGGCTGAGTTTGAGGCGTTGGCGCCAAGCGACAGGCCAGAGGAGATACTGGTTGACTCCATTGGATTGGGCGCTGGTGTGGTGGATCGGTTGAAAGAGCTGAATCTGCCAGCTCGCGGCATCAACGTGTCTGAGTCCCCAGCCATGGGCGGTACTTATAGGAATTTAAAGGCCGAGCTTTGGTACAAGGCCAAGGCGTGGCTGGAGCAGAGGGATTGTCGGTTGCCTAAAGATGAGCTGCTGGTGGCTGAGTTGGCGACTGTCAGGTATATGTTTACAAGCAACGGCAAGATTCAGATTGAGAGCAAGGACGATATCAAGAAGCGTGGATTGGCCTCACCTGATAAGGCTGATGCGTTTTGCTTGACATTCGCGTCCGATGCGGTGATTGGCATGATGGGGTCAAAGGCCAGCACCAAGTGGAGCCAGCCGTTGAAAAGAAACCTCTCAAGGGTTGCATAATTGGGTTATGCGCCAAGACGCATGGGGATTGCGCTGCGGTCATAGTTGCCGCCTGATTTGAAGGGTCAAGTTAGTCCCCAGCCGTGTTGGTGTCGGGTTCGATTCCCGTGGGACGGGGGAAAGTCTAAAACGGCTAACTGCTGCCCTGTCCTGCGCTGGTCCACCAACAACCTATTTTTAAGGAGCATTCAAATGAAGATGACCAAGGCACAAAAGAAAGTCGGCAAGGTGATGGGCGAGTACAAGGCAGGCACATTGCACAGCGGCAAAGGCGGCAAGGTAGTCAAGAATCCAAAGCAGGCGGTGGCTATTGCCATGTCTGAGGCGAAGATGCCCATGCGCGGCAGCCGTACAGCCAAGAACATGAAGTCCAAGGGGAAGATGTAATGGCGACACTAAAACGCACCATGGATCAGGCCATGGATCAGGACGAGGGCTATGAGGGTGGCGAAGAAAGCTGCCCCATTGCAACGCAAGACATCACGCTGAATCTGAAGAATCGCGCCAAGGCGATTGACTCTGCCAACTATGGTCCAGAGAATCCTAAGTTGCCAAACAAGCAATTTTGGATGGAGATGGCGCGTGAGTGGGAAGTTGATCCCGAAGAGGCGAAGATGAGCGTTTGCGGTAACTGCGCCGCGTTCAACCAAGATGACTCTATGCTGGAGTGCATTGCCAAAGGTATTGGCGAAGAGGGCGACCCATGGGCGATGATTGAAGCTGGTGACTTGGGTTATTGTGAAATTTTTGACTTCAAGTGCGCGTCCAGCCGTACTTGCTCAGCTTGGGTGGTGGAAGAAAATGAGGAAGAGAGCGATTCTGATGATGGCCGATCCTTACTCACAATCAAGATTGGAACAAGAAATGAAGACTAAGCCAGGGCTTTATGCCAACATCCAAGCCAAGAGAGCCAGAATAGCGGCAGGCTCTGGCGAGAAGATGAACAAGGTAGGCAGCAAGGCTGCGCCGTCTGCTGCTGACTTCAGGCAAGCGGCCAAGACTGCCAAAAAGAAGCCTAAGAAATGACACCTATTGGAATATGCTCAAAAAACGAGAAGTGCTTGCCTGTACTTCTTAAATCGATTGAGCTATATGTGCCAGAAGATGTTGAGGTTTTTATAACCAGCCCAAACAAGCAGTTTCTGCCAAAGCATAAGGTGCATCACTTTGTACATACATACGAGACTTGTGGTGCTGCACACAACTTCATTGCTCACAAGATATTTGAAACCCATGACAGTTTTGTCTCAATTGACGATGATGTAGTTCTAAACCCAAATACATACAGCGTATTGATGGATGATGTCAATGAACTAAAGTCAATGGGCTTCAAACTTGGCGTTGTAGCTGGAAGAACGAACTACGCAAAGGGCTTTCAGAACATTCGCACTGGTTCTGGCAAATTAACGTCTCTTACATATGAGAGCGAGGGATTTATTGTCGAAACAGATTATTTGGCCGGCATTCTTGCTTGGGTTCAAAAGTCAACATGGGTTTCTCTCGCGCCAATAGATTGGTTTGCTGATGATGTTGCGTGCGAGGAATATTTGGAAAACGAGTCTAGATTGTTTATATCCCGCGCATATTTCCATCATGTTGGATCGCAAACATTTGGAACTGACTTTGCCAAGTGTGCAGAAAATTCAGAAAACTGGTTGCGCGAAAATAGACCAGATATGCATGAAAAATACTTTGGGACTGAGAATTGATCTCACCCATATGCATCTGACTGGTTTAGTTCTTAAGGAATTTCAACATGAAAACACCCGCATGGCAGCGTAAAGAGGGAAAAAGTCCGAGTGGCGGTCTAAATGCCAAGGGACGCGCCAGCGCCAAGGCCGAGGGCATGAATCTGAAAGCGCCAGTTAAGAGTGGCGACAATCCGCGCAGGGCATCATTCCTTGCGAGAATGGGCAATATGGCAGGCCCAGAGATGAAAGACGGCGAGCCAACGCGCTTGCTGCTGAGTTTGAAAGCGTGGGGCGCGTCCAGTAAGGCTGATGCGCGAGCCAAGGCCAAAGCAATATCTGCAAGAAATAAGGCGAAAAAATGAGCGAATTACCTATCACCACCGACATTGGATCAATTAATCCAATGGATGACACCGAGTTGCAGGGCATTGTCTCTGGCGAGCTGGAGGACGCTGTCAGTTACATCGATTCTGATGTGTCACCGATCCGCGCCAAAGGTACTGAGTATTACCGAGGCGACCCCTTTGGGAATGAGGAAGATGGCCGCAGCCAAGTAGTGGCGATGGAGGTGCGCGACACTGTCAGCGCCATGCTGCCCAGCCTGATGAAAGTCTTTTTCAGCTCTGAGAATGTGGTGGAGTATGTACCGCGTGGACCCGAAGATGTGGCTGGCGCACAGCAGGCGACAGATTACGCCAACTATGTATTCAGTGCCGACAACAATGGTTTCATGACCACCTATGCGTTGTTTAAGGACTCGCTGGTGCGTAAGTGCGGCATCGCCAAGTATTACTGGGAAGAAAACGAAGAGGTCAAGATCGAAGAATATTCGGGTCTTGATGACCAGACTGTGCAAATCCTGATGCAAGAGGATGCAGAGGTCAAGATCGTGGTCAGCTATCCCGATCCATCGATGCCGATGGAGATGATGCAGCCACAGGTCGATCCTGCTACTGGCCTGCCTATGCAGATGCCTCAACCCATGTTGCATGACGTACAGATCAAGCGAAACACCAAAGATGGCCGTATCCGCATTATGGCCGTGCCTCCCGAGGAGCTATTGCTTGATCGCAGGGCTAGATCGTTTGATGACGCTGGCATCATTGCTCACCGCCAAATGGCGACAGTCTCTGACCTGATTGGCATGGGATATGACCAAGACGAGATCGAAGAAAACATCAGCAGCACCGACTTAGACAGCAATGACGAGTATTTGGCGCGTCAGCCTCTGAGTACCACCTTTGGCGCCGCAGACAGCATGAATCCCATGCAGCGCAGGGTTTTGTATATCGAAGCGTATATGCGCGTGGACTTTGATGGTGACGGCATACCCGAGTTGAGAAAGATTTGTTGCATGGGTTCGGGTTACACCATGGTGCGGAATTTACCCGCCAGCTATATCCCCTTTGTGGACTTCCCTTGCGACCCTGAGCCACACACATCGCCATTGGAAGCAATGTCGATCTTTGACATCACGCATGACATCCAAGAGATCAAGTCAGAGATCATGCGTAATACGCTGGACTCGCTGGCTCAGTCAATCCATCCGCGCACTGCGGTGGTTGAGGGTCAGGTCAACATTGATGATGTGCTGAACAACGAGACTGGCGCCATCATCCGCATGAGAGCGCCAGGCATGGTGACGCCATTCTCCAGCCCATTCGTTGGACAGGCCGCATTCCCCATGCTGGACTACATGGATCAGATGCGCGAAGACCGCACTGGCATGAGCAAGGCCGCGATGGGGCTGGACCCTGACGCGTTGCAGTCGACCACCAAGGCGGCGGTGGCCGCCACTGTAAGCGCCAGC